GGCGCGCGTAACGCCATCGCCTTTGCGGCAGCCGCGGCCCTGACAGCGGCCGACAAGCCCGATCCCACGGCCGCGCTGCAGGACCAACTCGGCGCCGCCGCCGCGCCGGCCTGGGGCACGCTGCTGGACCAAGTGGGCGCCCTGGTGCAAGCCGCGCCCGACCTGGCCACGCTGCAGCGCCAGTTGACCGACGCCTATGGCGGGCTGGACACGGCCGAGCTGGTGAAGCTGATGGCCGCTGCGTTCGCGCTGGCCGACCTGCAGGGCATGGTGGCCGCCCAGGCTGACGCCGCCGCCGGGGGAGCCTGATGCCGGCCCCGGCTGCTGGCGCCGCCGCCACCTTTGGCTTCGGCACCCCGTGGGCGCCGCAGCTGGAGTTTTTCCGCGCCAAGCTGAACCTGCCCACCGAGGTGTGGAACGACATCATCCACGCCGCGCACGACCGCGCCTTCATCGTGGCCGGTGCCGCCAAGGCCGACCTGCTGCAAGACCTGCGCACGGCGGTGGACAAGTCGATCGCCACCGGCGACCTGGCCGCCTTCCGCAAAGACTTCACCGCCCTGGTGGCGAAGAACGGCTGGACGGGCTGGACGGGTGAAGGTTCAGCCGCCGGCACCGCCTGGCGCACCCGGGTGATCTACCAGACCAACATGGCCACCAGCTACGCCGCCGGCCGCTGGCGCCAGTTGAACGACCCCGAGCTGCTGCAGAGCCGTCCGTTCTGGAAGTACGTGCACAGCGACGGCGTGCTGCACCCGCGCCCCTGGCACCTGGCCTGGAACGGGCTGACGCTGCCGGCCAGCCACCCGTTCTGGAAGACGCACTTCGCACCGAATGGCTGGGGCTGCTGCTGCGAGATCCACCCCGTGCGCGCCCCGGCACCTGGTGCGGCCACGGCGCCGCCAGATGGGTGGGATGTGGCGGATCCGGAAACGGGCGAGCCGGTGGGCATCGATGCCGGGTTCGGATATGCGCCGGGGGCGAATGCCGACACGCCGCTGCAGGCGCTGGTGGACCGCAAGCTGATCAACCTGGCGGCGCCGATCGGCGCGCAGATGGCGCAGGCGCTGGGGCCGGCGCTGGCGATGGAGCGGCAGCAGGGCTGGTGGCTGACGCTGGACGAATGGCTGGCCGACCCGCTGCCGCGCGGGCGCACGGCGGTGGTGGGTGCGCTGACGCCAGGCGACCTCGAGGTGCTGGCCGCCAAGAGCCAGCCGCTGCCCGATTCGGCCGAGATAGCGGTGTCTGACCGCCTGGTGGTGGGCGCCAAGCAACGCCGCCACCTGGACCAGCAGAACGCCTTGACCGATGACGAGTGGCGGAGCCTGCCCACCCTGCTGCGCCAGCCGTCGGGCGTGTACCTGGACACGATCAACAAACACCTGGTGTTTGTGGCCGACGGCGTGGGCCCTGCAAAGCTGGCCGTCGAGTTCGCCAACGCCAGTGACGCCGAAGCTCTCAACGAAGTGGTCAGCACCTTTCGCGTCAGTGCCGAAAGCATCGCCGGCATGGTCAAGGGCGGCCAGTGGGCGTTGGTGAGGGTGCCCGGCGCCTGATCGGGATCGAACCGACGTCTACGGTAAATGACCGACCTGATCACCACTCCAGGCACAAGCCCCGGGCAACTTCAATCGTAACCGCCATGACGAACATCACCATCGAAGTCCACGACCAGGCCGTGCGTGCCGCGCTGGATGCGCTGGGCAAGCGGCTGGCGAACATGCGGCCAGTATTGAAAGACATCGGTGAAGGCATCGTGCAGCGCAGCAAGGCGCGGTTTTCGGCGGAAGCCGGGCCCGACGGCCAGGGCTGGAAGCCCAAGAAGAAGGCCGACGGCCGCAAGACGCTGAGCGGACCATCGGGCGACCTGCGCCGCCAGATCGTCAGCAGCGCCAGCGCCACCGGCGTGACGGTGACGGCCACCGCGCCCTATGCCGCCATCCACCAGTTCGGCGGCACCATCAACCGCAAGGCCGGGCAAACCACCGTCAGCCACCGCACCAACGCCAAGGGCGAGCTGCTGCGCAGCGCCATCATGAACGGCAAGGGCTTGATCTTCGCCAAGGGCAGCCACAAGCGCAAAGTCACCCGCACCTTCGACGTGGCCGCCCACACCATCACCATGCCGGCCCGGCCGTTCCTGCCGGTGCGGTCTGACGGCACCCTGTACGCGGCCGAACAGGCCGAGATACTGACGGCCCTGAACGACTGGCTGGCGGGCCGTGCGGGGGCTTGAAGAAAAACGGGTCTACAAGGCGCCTTGCCGGGCGTTTGGCTATCACCCCAGCAACGGCAACGGGGTAACGCGACAGGAGAGCGAGTAACGCTATTGCCGGGGGTGTCTGATTCGGGAGGAACACCCGCCCAGGGTGCCGACAGGCCGAAACCCACGAAAACGCCCCCGAACCGGCAACGTGAGGACATTTGGGATACCGCCACCGCGCACCGCACCGTTGTTATCCGGGGGCCCTGGAAAATGGAAAACAACGCCGCCGGCACCGCCCCGCGCGCGCGACCCCAAACCCCAGGGTGCCGACACCCACCCCCCTGACACCAGCCCGGTGCGGCTTGCACAGTTCGCAGCATGCCGACCCCCAACGCTGCTGCCAGCCCGAAGCGCACCATCCAATGCTTCAAGCCGGGCACCTTCACCGCCATGTCGGGCCAGACGCTGGCCTTCAGCGCGGCCGACCTGGCCGCGGCGGCCAACGCTTACGACCCGGCCCTGCATGAAGCGCCGCTGGTGGTGGGCCACCCGCAGCTGGACGGCCCGGCCTACGGCTGGGTGAACCGCCTGGCCTTTGCCGGCGGCGCGCTGGAAGCGCAGCCCCACCAGGTGAACCCCGAATTTGCCCAGATGGTGAACGCGGGCGCCTTCAAGAAAGTGTCGGCCGCCTTCTGGGCGCCCGACGCCCCGGGCAACCCCAAGCCCGGCGTGCTGTACCTGCGCCACGTGGGCTTCCTGGGCGCCACCGCCCCGGCCGTGTCTGGCCTGCGCACCCCGGCCTTTGCCGGCGGCGAAGAAGGCGTGCTGGAGTTTGCCGACTGGGACGACGTGAACAACGCCAGCTTGTGGCGCGGCCTGCGCGACTGGCTGCTGGGCAAGTTCGGCCAGGCCGAAGCCGACACCGCCGTGCCCGGCTGGCTGGTGGCCAGCGTGGAACAGGCCGCCGCGGCCGAAGCCGCTGCCGACACCGAAGACACCACCGGCGCGATGCCCAACCCCGCTTTCGCACAAGCAACCGCCCAAGCCACCACCCAAGCACAACCGGAGAGCGCCGTGACGCCTGAACAGAAAGCCGCCCTGGAAGCGGAAAACGCCCGCCTGCGTCAGCAACTGGCTGACGCCACCACCGCGCAGCGCACCACCCGCATTGAAGCGGCGCGCAGTGAAGGCCTGGCTTTTGCCGACGGCCTGCTGACCGGCGCGCAGATCGGCCCCGACGACCGCAACGCGGTGGCCGGCCTGTTCGTGGCCATCACCGAACGCGAGCTGGAAAGCGGCAGCGCCTTGATGTTCGCCAGCGGCGACGGCACCACCGCCACCCAGGCTCCGCTGCTGCCTGCCCTGAAAACCCTGCTGCAGGGCCTGGCCCCGCGCGTGGCCACCGGCCAGCACGCCACCACGGCCCGCGCTGCGGTGGGCGGTGAAACCGGCCTGATGTTTGCCGCGCCCCCCGGCAGCGTGGTGCGCCCTGAGCGCACCGCCTTGCTGGGCAAGGCCCGCGCCTACCAGGCCGCCCACCCGGGCACTGATTTCGTTGCGGCTTGCCGCGCCGTGGGCGCATAGGCGCTTGTTACGCCACCTGCCCCTGAACCGCTGAAGGAAGCAACACCATGAGTCAACAAGGTTTCCCCCTGCTGTGCCTGCCCATCGTGGCCAGCGGCGCCGTCGCGCAATACCGGGGCGTGGGTTTCAACCAGGCGCAAGCCACCGTGGCCGCCCAGAAGATCATGGGCATTGCCCGCCGTTCAGGCGCCAGCGGCGCCGAACTGGAAGTGGTGACCAAGGGCACCGCCATTGCTGAAGCCGGCGCGGCCATCGCCGTGGGCGCTGCGCTGGTGAT